GTTTACAGATAAGGTTGTGCCTATATCTATTAATTATCCGTTTTTCTTTAAACCTATCCAAGATGGTATGGATCGCCCAAAGTCCGAACTGGCTTACAGAGTTCCTGCAAGTAAGTTTACCAGAAAAAAGATTACGGCGAACGAAAAGATGGAGGAGATAGAAGGTCTTGATACTACTATTGATTGGAAGAATACAGGTGATAATAGTTATGACGGTGAAAAGCTAAACTTGCTAGTACACGATGAAAGTGGTAAATGGGAAAGACCTGATAACATATTAAATAACTG